AGTAACCAATCCATTAAAAGAAGATACAAGATCCTTAATATCATCGGACATAAAGGTATTGTATCCCCATGTCAATAATCCACTTTTAATAAGGAAAGCTACAAGGATTATAGACAATACAATTTGTAATTTTTGATTAGGTTTTTTGGGTTTTTCTTTCATTGTTTTTTCTTTCATTGTTTTTTCTTTCATTGTTTTTTCCTTTCGTTTATCCTACAGAGATTAGATCCTGCTTGATTCCTACTTTCCTTGGAACAGCAAAGATCATTACGGTTTGCATTATCGGAGTGTAGTAACCAAGCTCATCTCCGTCCTTGTCAATGAAGTACTGATGGATGCCCAAGTCATAACCTTCCTGACCCCATCTCCGTTGTTTGGCGAAACGATTCTGTACAATGTCTACATACGGAGCGGTGTGTTTAGCGAAGATCTCTTTGGCTTCTCCTAAAGTCTTGACGTTATTGAATCCCTTGTCTTGACTTCCAGTATCGAAGGTAGGATCATCGTTAATCCATTTCTCCCACTCTTCTTTTGACCAGAAGACACCCTTGAAAAAATGTCCTTTGCAATCTGGACAATATTCATGCTCAATTCTTTTCTGTTCACCGAATGAGTAGCAGGAGAAGTCTTTTTTATGTTCATGTTTGCAATTCATTTTATTTCCTTTCGTAGAGGGGGAGAGATTCAGATTTCTTGTTCCCTGAATCTCTCCCAAATGGATTTCTTGTTCCCCATCCTCTAGCTATTGTTTTCGTTTTTGTTAAGAATGTAGTCAGCGGCTTTTTGCGCTTTTTGAGCGGCTTCCACAACCAGCTTTACATTGTCTTTGAAAGCCTTGCTCCAATGCTGAATGTAAGCGGCAGAGTTATCAATTACTTTAGTTTCGATTCCTGCCATTCCACAAAGCATAGCGGCTGTCATTTCGGCTACAAGCTCTTCCTTGCTGTAAGCATGATCCTCTTCATCTGGACGATTCAAGCGGCTTTCATGTTGCGTAGAATGAGCCAATTCGTGAAACTTGGTATTGTAGTAATTCTCTTCTGAATCGAAAGAATTTTTGGGCGGCATGTTAACCAAGTCTTCACTTCTCCGATAATAAGCGGAAGATCCCTGATGCCTGATGGTCGGTAGATTAGGCATGTTGTTTACGATCTCTTCACATTCCTCAATCGGATTGAAGTCAATCTGGTCAGTATCGTTTTGAACCTTGCTAAGATCCAAGTCTTCACATTGCTCCGTATTGAAGACATTGTAGTAGCGGAGCACAAAGCGTTTCTGCATTTCGCTACCGTCATCTGTCTCTACCTCTTTATCATAGACTTTCCAGAAAACAACCAGTCTGGATTTTTCACCCTTCTTGACTTTGCCACCAAGCTTACGGCATTGGTTGAAGGTCAACCAGTAAGGTGAATCAAACGGAGCGAAAGCCAGCAAGAACACGTTGATTCCTCTGTAGGCTTTTTTTGAAACAAGGTTATGCGGCATACGTACATTCCATGCGGCTTTCCAAGGTTTATGCCAGGGAATCTCACCATTTTCAAGACTTTCAAGGATTCTCTGAGTTACAATTTCGTAGACTTTGTTACTCATTTTTTTTCTCCTATTTAATGGTTTGTGGTTTTGGTTTTTTTCCATCGTTTCTAATTTCATTCTATCTTATATAAGGTACATTGTCAAGCTTTTTTTAGAATTAATTTATTTATTCTAATCTATTATATAAGCAAGTTTCGTGCCAAACACCCACTTGTAATAAAATCAGATACTTACGGAGATATACCATAAAAAAAGGTGACAAAAATTGTCACTTTGACAACAATTTGCGTCACCTTCTATTAGCGTCTATTAGAAATCTATTAGAAATCTATTAGAAAAAAACCTTCAATTTTTCTTCGTCATGGTCAATGATATGCTCCTTGCCTAGCGGCTCAAGAAGCGTCCTTATTTTGTTGACGAAAAATTTTTCAATCATGGTTTCGTGATCATACTGGAGCACGTCATTAAACTCAATGGGCCATTCTTGAAATGTTATGGTGTCAACTTCAAACGGATTCTTCTTGACATAGATAACCTTTGCTTTTAGACCTTCTTGAATGTCCTCATACTTATCCTTGATATCCAAATGATCTAAAAGAGTCCTGTAATTGTAGACTCCCTTGACATGCCAAGGAGTTCCCTTTACTGGTCTTCCATGAGGATGTCCATCGGCTGGTTTAATGTACTTGCGGATATTGTTTATTCCTACGTTTGCGGCTAGCTCCTCTGGAGACATCTCCCTTAGTTCCTTGCGATACTTACGGATGGTAGCGGTTATGTTTTTATCTGGTTCCTGTTTAACAATCATCTCCATTACTTTTTTCAAACGTGGTCTAATGGCTTCTGAGCTATCGCTTCTAACAATCTCTAATCCTGTAGTCTTTAGCTCATCCTTTGGTACTCCTTCTTTATCTACAAGATAGTAAGAGTATTTCTTCTTCTTCACGAATAGAGCGGATTGAGCGATAATCTCTTGTTTGAATCCTATCTTAAAATCATGTACTTGAGAATTGTAATCTCTCAACTGGACTTCATTGAAGATCCTATCGTCAATGTACTTTTCAATGATGCTAGAGATTTTCTTAATCCACATTATTTTTTCTTCTCTATCAAAATTACTCCATGCATCACCTAGTCCATAATCTTTAATCCATTCTCCCAATCCAACAAATAGAGAATCAGTATCAATGTACTTTACGTAATCCTTATCTAGAACTGGAGGAGCACCAATAAATCCCAAGTCCTTCAAGATCTCTATAAGATCTTCGTTTGGATCATTTAGAAGCTCATTACAAAATACTTCTCCCTGTTTGATGGTGTGTCTTCCTCCAGCGGTAATAGCAGAAGCAATATGAACATTAAAGTATCTGGAATACGGAACACTCATAATACCAAAGAAAGCGTTCATCATAATTTTGAGAGCACTTTGCAATGAGTCAAGTTCTCTTTCACGCTCTTTGTGTCTTTGCTGTTCTTTACCTTCTGTCTCATTTGCTTTGTGTCCATGTTCATCTCTTTTGCCTTTTACTTCTTTTCGTTTAAAGAACACATTCTTCTCGACTTGTGCCACAACTCCTTCTTTAGTAGTGGAGAATATAGCTCCGTTAGGTGCAATAGCCAATAGTCCTCTTTTCAGAGCGGTGTTAAATTTTTCCAATTTAAATTTGTCAACTTTTACAACTTTCCATTCTCCTTTTTCTTCTTTCAACATTTTAAATTCACCGAATTCTCTTCTGGCAACATTTTTGACTACCTGATATTCAGGCATACCAGAGACTTTACCAACAAAGGTTTCAAGAGACATGTTCAATGTGATAATATGGGATGGATAGCTACTTGTGATATCAACATCCACTACCCATTGGTGCAATCCTACGTGTGGATCTTTAACATGTGCCGCTTGAAATGGTTCCTGATTTCCTCCATAGAAATGAGGAGCACAAAGATTATTTCTCCTGTAGTGAGTTAACATCAAACCGTCAATCAACTGGGTTTGAGCGTTGTAGAATTTCATAGGAGCTTTGCAAAGAAGACTTAAAGCTTGGATCATTCGGATATACCCTAGCTTGTTTTCCAAGTCATGCACACGTATGGTATCAATGGCATTGTATTCAATGTAGGTATTCCAGTCATTCTCCATTAACTCATTTAGGTTCTTATATTCTGACCAGTCAAGTTTTCCCTTGCCTAGTTCTTTTTGGCAGACATACTCAAGTGTGTATCTCTCAAGCTTCTTTCCATACCAGCGATACACATTGTAGTAATCCAGAATAGTAACTCCTCCCATGTCAATGTTAATATCATTGGAAAGTTTTTGCTTCCAAATACTGACCTTCTTTATAGGAGACATGAGACTGTACATCTCCGCTCCTTCTTGATCTCCCCAAATATTCTTTGTTCTATTGATTATGTAAGGTAAATCGAAAGCCCAAATATTCCAGCCGCTATAAACGTCTGGTGCATTTTTACCATCTTCGTAATGTAAAAATTTCAGAAACCTTCTCAAAAGTTCTTCTTCCGATTCACAATGAACATACGTTAATCCTTCTATTCTGTTACCAGTATATTTGACTCTATTATTGACGTAGTTAAATCCAAACGTCATCACTTTTGAAGATCTACTATCTCTTATGGAGATAGCGGTTATGGGATCTTTTGGATTTCTATGATCTGGAAATCCTCCGTCTTTAGAGTAGACTTCAATATCTATGTAGTAGGTTCTCAAAATTGGAACATAGATATCTTCGTCTGGTATCCCATGATATCTTTCTGCAAGAAACTGAGTCTCAAACTTCACATTGTTTTCATAAAGATGACTGGCATTGTTAGCTTTATGAAATTTATGGTAGTCAAAGTAATTCTCAAATTCTTTCTTGTGTACTGGTTTTCCGTAGATTGTTTTGATGTCTGATTTTCTGGAAGGTAAGAAAAGATAAGGTGTCCAAGGAATTTCGGTTTTTAGATCTTCTCCTTCTAATTGCTCCCAAAGATGGATAGTTGAAGTTTGTGTGTCATAATAACAATTTTTAAACATGATACCTCCTCAAGCGTTATGGATTTCTTCATCCCATCGGCTTATTCTATGGTAAATTCTTCTTCTTTAAAAAATTCTATAAATTTATTTGTCTGGTCTATTATTTTTAATGCTTCTATTATCTTTCCATAATTCACCCCCTCCATTGGCTGTACACCAACCAGTTCTTCTGCCATTAGTTTAGGGAACACTTTTCGTATAAGAGGAATAGTCATTCTAGTCATTTCAGTTTTACCCATCTGTCTTCCCTTGGCAAATACAAACTTGCTATAATCATCTATTATGCTCATATAGCGAATTCCTCTTCTTTGAAAGTCCAATTTTCTTCTACTGTATTTTTGAACTCCTTGAATAGTGCCAGATCTGCTTGTAACTCTTTAATCCTCTCTTCTTGGTATATCAGGAAAGCAGGATGAATAGTAAATAAAACAGGAAAGTCTCTACTTGTTTCGTCAAGCTTATACTGCCTGAATGTTCCTCTTTGAGACATTATTCCATCCCAACTTTCTGTAAAGTAGTACTTAGCAAAGTTTCCTAGACAAAGTATCTTCTCTGGATTCACTACTTTCAAATATTTTCTGAGCCAGTCTTGGCAAGCATGTAGCTGAGATCTGGTAGGTTTTCCATTAGCGTTAGTTCCAGCTTTAACACATCTGCAATTAACAGAATTGATAATTAAAAAATCACTCCTTTTAAATCCAAGTTTTAGTATATTATCAGTTAATATCTTTCCTGCTTCTCCTACAAATGGTTCTCCTCCTCTTACCTCATTGAAACCAGGGGCTTCTCCTATAATCGCAAATCTATTGAACGGATTCCATAGAGGTTTTGCCATTCCGTTAGGATACAGCGTACATTTTTTGCAATTGACAAATTGAGTATCTAGTAATTGCAAAAGTCTTATTTGCTTTTTACTCAACATCGAATTCTTCCTTTTTGAAAAACTCTTCTTCTTCCCCAAGTCTCTTTTTAATACTTGCAAAATAAGGAGTTCCTAAAGCTTCACTTTCCATGTCATCAGTAGTTGAAGAAGCAGAAGACGAAAACCAAGACATAGAAGAAGAATGTTCATAGTCCTCCATTTCATCCAATATTCTTCTTTGGTAGTCTGAATATAATTGATGTTCTCCAGATAAATTTCCCACAAATTTACCAATAACTCCAGTTATTGCTCCTAAAGAAAGCCCTAATAATTGATTAATCATTTCCTTCTCTACTATCGTGGTCTACTGATCTTCTTTCATCTCCTGAAATTTCAGCATCCTGAATCCATTCATCCATTTCACTACGATCATACATTTTTAAACTCTTAGCATCCAGATAAAATTTATCGAATTGCCCCACTCTTCCTCCAAGTCTATTTTTAGTTATCTTGTAAAGAATTTCATTTTCATAAATCATCTGGTCTTCGTCTGTTCCCAGTATAGCCATGAAATCAGCGGTAGCAGGAACACCTAGAGATTCTGCTACGTAGTTAAAGTCAAGGGCTTCAAAATTAACAAATGTTCCTTGTCTATTTAGCTGTGATACAGATACTACAGGGATCTCAAATTCAAATGACAATGCTCTAAGCTCTTCCGCTATTCTCTTGACTACTGAATACATGTTATTCTCAACCTTGTAAGCTGTTTTCATTAAGTTAATGTAGTCAACATAAAGTATATGCGGAGTAATATCTCTCATTATCAATTCACGCAAAAATACCTTGAAATCTATTACAGAAGCTTCTCCAGTAGGAAACTGTTTGATGAATACTTCTCCTCTTCCTTCTCTTCTTCCAATTTCATTTAGTCTGCTTATCAATCTTTGTTTGTTAGGACGTGAAAGGTACATCCTGTTTATATCCATCAAAGAATAGATACCATCGAACCTTTGAGCAAAAGCATCCTCACCCATTTCCAGAGAAATTACTACTGGATTTAAGCCGTTAATGGCTTGTCTTGCGGCAAAATTAGCCATTGTGTTACTCTTACCACCATGAATTTTTGCAGTTAAAATACTTAGAGTAAAAGGAGGAAAGCCGTTATTAATGAACTCATCAAATATTGGGAAAAAGGTGGGAACTCTGTTTTCGCTTGCAGTAAAGATCCTTCTTAATCTGTCTTGTAGATGTCTAAAATAATGTAATCCCAAATTTATTTTTAGATCTTTGACTAGTGCATCTTCTATCCTGTCACGTATTCTATTACGTCTTTCTGGATCTTCTACTTCATCTACAGATTCAAGGATTGCACTTTTAAGGGCTTTCTCTTTTAAATAGTCATTCGATTGTTCCAATAAGAACTGATATCCCTCCGCTACATCAAACTCCAAAGTTTCTACTTCTTCTATTAAGTTTCTGAGTCCTTCTACTTCCTCCTCAGAAGAGTTTATTATAGAGTCTCTAGAGGGAAGTTCATTGTATTCACCAAAATAGTTCTTACAGAAATCAAAGGTATGTCTAATGTGAGGATCATCAAAATACTTGGCTTCAAATACAGAAGACACAAGAACTAAGAAGTCCTTATTACTTGTCATACCTTTGACAATAATTTTTTCTAGATAATCAGAATTTACACGTTCCATGTGGGTATTATACCAGAATTGGCTCAATTGTAAACATATTAAATTTTGTGAGTTTACTTTTTATTTTACTTATGTTAGTATGTTGATAATGTAAATATTTATAATAGGAGTGGTGTCTATGCCTAGTGAAAAAGAAATATTTGAAAGACTGATAGAAGAACATCCCATTGAAGAAATGGTAAAGTTCGATGAGACTAATATCCAAGAGAAGCTACAGGATAATACTTTTCAAGTCATAAAATATAAAGAGCTTTACTACAAAGAGCTTGACATATATGAGGAGCTTGAAAGAAAAATGGAAGCTTTAACAGGGAATCAGTATAAACATTACAGGTTCAACCAAGATGAAGAATGGAGCAAACCAGAAATTGAGAAATACTGTCTACCAGCCGATAAGAAAATAATCCAAATGAAGAAGATATTGAAGAAACAAAAAATAAGAGTTAGATTTTTTGAAATGTGCTACAAAGCCTTTGAACAGCAAGGCTGGAGAATGAAGACATATACGGATAGAGAAAGACATGGCATCTAAAGCGAGACTGGAATTATATAAAGACATACGAATAAAAATTCATACCAATTCACCAGAGTATATGAAAGCAATGAAGAAAGCCTTTACTCATAAGGTAAAGGATTACTATTGGATGCCGACATATCAAGCTGGAGTTTGGAATGGTGAAACATCCCTGATCACTAAAGCTGGCACATTTCCATATGGTCTGCTATTGGACTATTTGAGAGAGCACAAGAAACACAAAGACGTACAGCTAGAAGTAGATGACGAAGTAAAAAATTTATTCAAGGGAGAAGAGTTAGAGATTAACTATGATCTGTCTCTATTCCCACATCCCTACCAGAAGGAAGCAATTGAATATTGTTTAAGATACACCAAAGGAATTATCAGGAGTGCTACCGCTTCTGGAAAATCACTTGTCATCTCCTATATAATAAAGACACTACTTGATAATAGACCAATCACAAGAGTTAGAAGAGCCTTGATTATAGTTCCCTCAAAGCAGTTAGTTGAGCAGTTCTATACAGACATGCAGGAATATGGAATCAAGGAGAAGTATATCGGCAGGATATATGACAAGATAAAAAACAAACCTGTTCAATGGGCTAAAACAATTGTAATTACTACATGGCAATCCTTGAAAAACAATATGAAAAAACTGGATGACTATGACGCTATAATTGGAGATGAGTGTCACCAAGTAAAAGCCCATGAACTAAAGAAGATATTCTCAAAATCCAAAGCAAGGTACAGACTTGGATTTACTGGTACAATGCCTTTCGATGAACTGGAAACGCTTAATACAAAGGCTTTCCTTGGCCCAGTTTTAAGAGAATATCCATCTGGACTCTTAGGAGAACAAGGATATATAGCAAAGTGTAATGTGAAAATGTTAAATGTTGAATATCACTTAGGACTGGAAGCAGAGTATTACGATGACGTTAAAAGAGAAACATTTGAGCATAGATTCAGACTGGGATTAATAAAGGATCTTGTGAATTACTTAGACGATAATGTTTTACTTCTAGTTGGATTTCATAGGGAAGGAAATTTATTAAGATACCATCTTGAGAACTACACAAAAAGAAGTGTTGTGTTTTTATCTGGTAAAGATGACGTTGATCTAAGAGAGGATTGGAGACAGAAGATGATCCACGAAAAGAACATTGCTCTAATTGCTACATATGGAATTTTCCAGCAAGGAATTAATATACCCAATCTTAAATACTTGGTATTAACTGCTCCGTTTAAATCAAAGATAAGAGTTATCCAGAGCATAGGACGTGCTTTGAGACAACATGAGAGTAAAGAAAAAGGAGCCTTCGTTTTCGATATAGTAGATGACGTTAAATATCTAGCAAAACATGCCAGAGAACGTGAGTACTTCTATGAAAACGAAGGCTTCGATGTTGAGCAAATTACGTTTAACACTATGGAGCAAAATTATGATTTAGAAAAAATGTTACCTCTTTAATCATCCACCATCTCCTCATAATCAATATAACTAGTGAACTGACCTATCATTCCAAAGCTCATATCCCAAATGTAAGATTCAGCGGCATGATATCCTTTGATGTATCCCTTTCTATAGTGCCATGAATCCTCTGTAGCAATACTGGGAATCATTCTAACGACTGTTCCAGCATGAGTGTCCACATTGACCCATCTGATTTCTTGTTTCTTATGCTTGTGTCCAATATGGATTTCTCTGTATTTAGAATCTCCCCAAAGTTTAGGTTGCTCTGTAGCTATAATACTTGGAAGATCTCTGATAGGTTCTTCTACTCCATGAGTAAAACAAATTAAAGATTCTCCCCAAGGATAGAACTTTCTCCACTTAGGCCCGACATCCACGTTTACGTACTCATCATGTGCAAAAATTTCAGAGATAACGTCACATAGATAATATGAGACATTCGGATCATGGTTTCCTGGAATCCATACAATATCTACAGGTGCTACTTGTCTACAGTAGTCAATAGCTTTAATTACTGCTTTCTTGGCTCTGGTGTAGATTTTGATTAGACGTGAATCTGTATCAAGTGGATTGCGGTTTTGTGGAGTTAAGTTTGTTGGATCATCAATATGCAAGAAGTCATTCCCAAATGGAAATAGAATTCTTGACGGATTGTATCCAGCCGATTTATTTAGTAAGTCCTCAACTGCATATAGAAAAAGATTTTCAGCAATGTCTATATCGTAATCATGCATTGTTTCTTTTCCCCATGCCAGCATACCAAAATGAACATCCATCAAAGCTACTTCCAAAAGGTATCTTCCAAGATCTTCAATTTCTGGACGTGTTACTTTCGGAGTCCTCATCTTTGGTACTTCTTTAATAAGATTTCTAATGGCTTCTACCCATTCCATGTTATGGAGTTTGACTAGCCATACTTGAATCTTATACATGGTTACTGTTTTAGGCTCATCTACATAAATCGGTCTTCCTTGTTTATCATATTCCCCAGTCTCTTTACGGAGTTTCATAGTTACTTGCCAGCTACCAATATGATACCTGTCTACTTTCCATTGAGTCAAATCTACTTCTGCTACTTCCAAGGCTTGTTCTAAAGTAGTAATTGTAATTGATTGAAGGTCAAGTTTTGCTCTGTTTTCTGATGTTCTATTGAACTCCCTAAATTCCTCTGGAGGTTTATGTCCTTGTCTAATTGTGTTTTTCTTTAATGGTCTAATTATGCTTCTTATATATGCTTCGTCTACATCTAGTTCTTTGGCTAAATTTCTTCTATTAAAATCTGGATCTTTGTAATATTCCTCTTCTATTCTTTGTTTTTTATTCATATAGTGACCTCCTAATAACATGTTTATTTGGATCTTCTTCTTTCACTTCAAAATCCTTACATTTTTCTTTGGGTAGAAATATTTTTTTATGTGGGCAATATTTCACATCTTCCCAATACATCTTGCATCTATTACAAGGTGAGTTTATCAATTCTCTTTACCAAGTCCTCTGCTTGAATCTCCTTTGGAGGTAAAGCTACATCCTCCTTGTCTTTTCCTAACTGAGTACTCGCATCTCTGTGGGGTTGTCCAGCTTTCGCAAAATCTCTAGTGGTTTCTTTATCACCTACTTGAGTCATTCGCTTCCAAATGTTTTTCCATGTTTCTTCTGGAAACAATGATTTCATAGCTTGGAGTGTTTGAGAATAGTTATCGTAATCCTCCATTCCTCCAGCCATTTCAAAATGATCCCATGTCCATTCACCATCATCGTAATCCCAGTTTCTAGCAAATGTAGTCAATTTGTTGAAGTAGTCGGTAGGCTTAAACTTAGTGCCTATGAGGATATTCCCTGGTGGTCTATCGTCATCAGTTGATATTCCTCTTCCGTCATCTGGATAGTTATAAGCAGACCAAATTGTTTCGTCTATTTTTAACTTCTTCTTCATATATCCTTTTTGAATAGCAGATCCATTATGTCCATTTTTTCTAATTCTTTTCTTCTGTTCTTTTGCTCTTCTTTTTGTTTCTTTGTCATCTTTGCTATGGTTCCTTTAGGAACACGTTTAACTTTTAGCTTGGGTTGTGGTTTTACATATGGATCTTCTATTGTTCCTTCATCTGATAACTTCAAAAACCTATCTACCATTTTTCTTAGATTTTTAACAGAAGCTTGTAGTATAGTATTTCTATAAGCGTTTACCATATTTCCTTTTTCTATTTGCTCTACACTATCTAAAAGCTTTCTTGCTAAAAGAACTAAAAAATCATATGCATATTTTGCTAGATCCTGTATTTCCTTTGGTAGATTTTTACTTACTCTACGTCTTGCGCTCATTGCATCTTTTTCTAATCTAGGAGCGGCTTTCTTAACAGACTCTATTGTTTTCTTAGCATTTTCAGGTCTAAAGACACGTCCAAGATAAACATCTCTAGTATACTCTTTCATGGCTCTTTCTATAATACCCATTTCTTCTTTAATGTGTCCTTTCTCCATCCAAAAAGGAGTATTACTATTTAACTTAGCCAATGATCCAAGTATGCAATGTGCCGCTTCTGCCATGTTTTGAGCGGCTAATTCATATTCTGTATAAGGGCCAAACCTACCACCTGTAGGCATTTCACCGTACATGGTTTGAAGCGGTCATTGACCTTCTTTAAGAAATTGCTTTAGCTTCACTTCTCTTTGTCTTTTCCTCTCCAGTCCGTATTTCCGTAGTATTTGTCTTTAAGACTTGCACAAAATCCTTCTGGATCGTTTACCCTTCCCTTCATCTTCATAACACATGCATCAAAGAATCCTTTTTTCCCAGGTTCTTTTCCGATTGTCTTCCCAAATTTTTCTACAGAAGATTTTGTCCAGCCAGCGGTTTTAACAGCGGCTTCTGCAAGCTCTGGATCTTCCATGAATTCTTTTGTGTCTTGGATTAACTGTTCTACTTCAATTTTGTCTAGAATATCTATATCAGACATTTATACTTCCTCCAATCTATCATCTGCCATATCAGCTAATTTTATAGCTTCTTTCTGGTCTATATCTTTAGTATTAACGGCTTTTTTGATATCTCCTAAAACCTTAGTTATGTCTTTAGCAGATTTGGCTCTTTTTATTCTATCAGCAAAGCTTTTATACATTTTACTAGCTTCAATAATCATGTCTTCTTTCAAATATTTGTCTACTAAGTTCATCATACTTCTCCTTCAACATATCTTGGCTCAATCTCCGTATCTCCTTGCGGAACGTAGGCTCCTAATATGTTGTTAAACTTTAATCCTTTCCTCATCTCAATATTTTGTTCTGCTTTATCTGGTATTTCTTCTTCTACTGGTTCTTTCCTATCAAGGTCAATCATCCATCTGAGCCTGTCTCCCCAAACTCTGGTTTGTCCAGATCCCACAATGTTAACTGTACTTCCAGCTATATATGATCCTCCCACAACACTTGACTCATTCTTTGAAGGAACACATTTCCTTGTAGTCTTATCCCATACTTGACCTTTCGGACATTGATAACCTATACTACTCACTCCTCTACGTACACCACCTATAACATCTACATGTCCTTTAGCTAGGTTAGTTGCTACGTTACCTGTAGTGGTGGCTCCAGAAGTTTGATCTCCTAGTAGTTTATCTATTTTATTAATGATGTCCATATTATACCCCACTCGGAAGTAAATGTAAACAAACTATTTACGCTATGTATCTATGTTCTACACCAAGTTTTTCATACAATTGCCTATTAACAAATGACTCCCAGTTTCCTTTTTTGAATCCAGCACGTCCTACAGGATCTCTAAACTGCATGACATGTTTTCTTAATTGCTTTGGAAATGCTTGTCCATAGCGATATTTCTTTCCCATGTATGTAATATTTTCAGCGAACTCTACTGTTTCTAATTCAAAGGTTTCTGGAACTCTTATATATCCCATTTCTTTTTCTTCTGGTGTGTGATAGAATCCAAGATTAATGTCTACTTCTGTACATGTGTCTCCATCCCAGTCTTTAGGATCACATAACTCCCATGTAACAGTAACGGTAGGCCCACTATAGCGTTCTACTAGTAATCTGTCTATTTTATCAATTAGAGTCATTCTCCCATTCCCTTTCCATTGCCTTGTCTTTGTCTTTGTCTGATTTTTCTTCCTGTACCAACTGGTACACATTCACCTTTAACTGGTCAGTATTTTTGTCCTTCTGGACATTTCATCTCTTCTCCAATTAGAAGTAAATCAAATTTATTCAATATGGCATCTTCGTTAGAGAATTCAGCCCATTGTCCTAAACAAATGGCTAGTCTTTGTTCATGTGATCTTTCTTTTTTTGATTTATGAGTGATCTCATGCATACACTTATCCATATACTGCCATCTCTTTTGTCCTTTCTCTGGTTTGACTGGCATAATTATTTCTCCTTAACGTAAATTTCAGCTAGTGATTGAGCTAACCTAGATTTGACTGGAACTGGATCTGGATCTTCTTTAACTTTCTTTTTCTTCTTCTTATGATCCGCTCCACACATCTCATCTACGTCTTCTTCTTTAGGTTCATCCACTTTCACTTCTGGTTTGATGTCCTTTTCCAATGCATCTTTAAACTTGCTGGTTTTAACGGCATCGTCAAATGCTTCAAATAACTTAGGATCGTTGACATTCATTTTTTTCTTCTCTGTGATAACAGACTTCTTCTCTTCTTTAACTTGAATGTCTACAGGAACCTCAATGTCTATTTCATTTTCCCAAGGAGTCACGAAAGCTTCATTGTTAGCCACAATGTCTAGTCGAGCATTTACAGTAACTTCTTTGTGATTAGAAATAGATTCTGTAAGACGATTACTTAAAAGAGTTTGGAAAGCTGGAACTTTTACTCTAATAGTGCCAGATTTAAAAGTAGCAGGAAATCCATACTCTACATCTTCAAAGACAAATCTTAAATATCCTTTAAGATCCTCTTCTTTACATCCTTTTGTATCTACGTTAAATTCTAATGTTTTAGGTTCATTTATTTTGATATTCATAATTACTTCTCCTAAAATGTATAAGCTTTCATTAATATTTATAAAATTTTAACTAGATTTGATCGTTTTTATATCTATTCCAATCGCTTGTTTTGTTTTCTCCTTTGCTGGTATGGCTTTAATCAAATCTTCTTTTACTTCTTCTTTCAAGGTAACATTGATTCTAATTTCTTTCTTTGGTTTCTTCCTCTTAGGCTCCGTTACCTTTATTATCATTTGTTTATTAAATTTCTTTGGTATCTGTACAGTAACTTTGATAGCACTTGAGCTTGAAGAACTGCTCACACTTGAAGAGCTTGAGGTTGATGACCATGAACTACTGCTATAGCTACTGGATATTGACGAAGAGCTACTTGACGAAGAGGAAGAAATATCGAACCAAATAAATTCTGGTCTTCTTGGTGCTACAGGATATACAGGATATCCTCCTCCTCCTTCTTCTCTAAATGATGAGGAAGACGATGACTTAGACGAAGAGCTTGAAGACAAGCTGGAGCTTGAAGAACTAAAGCTAAATGAGGATGAACTAAATGACGAAGAAGAAGATGATACAGAGCTTGAAGATGAGCTAACCGAACTACTTGAGGAACTTGAACTTGAAGAACTTGAGCTTGAGGACGATGAGCTACTTGACGAAGATGAACTGGATGAGGAACTTACGGAACTGGAGCTTGACGAAGACGAAGACGAACTGGACGAAGACGAAGATGAACTTTCACTTGACGAAGAAGAACTCACAGATGAGGAACTACTTGAAGAAGAACTCACGCTGGAACTTGACGAAGATACAGAACTACTGGAACTGCTCACGCTGGAACTGCTTGACGAACTTGAGGAAGAACTGGATGAGGACGAACTGCTTGACGAACTTGAGCTTGAAGAGGATGATTCAGAACTGCTTGACGAACTGGAGCTTGATGAAGAGGATGAACTTTCAGAGGAAGAACTTGAACTGCTTGAACTTGATTCGCTGGACGAAGAAGAAGAACTGCTTACGCTTGACGAACTTGAGCTTGACGAACTGCTAAAGCTTGACGAACTTGAGCTTGACGAAGATGACCGTGACGAACTGCTTGAGCTAACAGAACTGGAACTGCTAGAACTTGATTCGCTAGACGAACTTGACGAACTTGACGAAGATTCACTTGACGAAGATTTACTAGATGACGATGAGCTAACTGACGATGAGCTAACTGATGATGAGGAAGAAGAAATTGAAGATGAACTAATACTGGAGCTTGAGCTTGATTCGCTTGAGCTTGAAGATGATTCAGATGAGGAAGAACTGGATGAGGATGAACTGCTTGACGAAGACGAACTACTGGAACTTGAGGACGAACTGCTTGACGAAGATGATTCGCTGGATGAACTACTAGAGCTTGAAGAGCTTAGAGAACTGGAGCTTGACGAAGACGAACTACTTGAACTTGAGGATGAGCTACTTGAACTTGAGGATGAGCTACTTGAAGAGCTTGACGAAGACGAACTACTAGAACTTGAGGACGAACTGCTTGACGAACTGGATGAGCTACTTGACGAAGATGAACTTTCAGATGAGCTACTGGAGCTACTTGAACTTGATTTACTGGAGCTTGAGCTTGACGAACTACTAGAACTTGAGGACGAACTGCTTGATGAACTGGATGAGGATGAGCTAAAAGAAGATGAGGAGGAACTACTAGAACTTGAGGACGAACTGCTTGAACTACTTGATTCGCTGGAGCTTGAGGACGAACTGCTTGACGAACTGGATGAGCTACTTGAGCTACTTGACGAAGAGAACGAACTGCTTGACGAAGATGAACTTTCAGATGAGCTACTTGAGCTACTTGAACTTGATTTACTGGAGCTTGACGAAGACGAACTGCTAGAACTTGAGGACGAACTGCTTGAACTTGAGGATGAGCTACTTGATTCGCTGGAGCTACTTGAGGAAGATGATTCTGATGAAGAGCTTGACGAACTACTAAAGCTGGAGCTTGACGAAGATGAACTACTAGAGCTTGACGATGAGCTACTTGAACTTGACGATGACGAAGACGAACTACTGGAACTTGACGATGACGAAGACGAACTACTTGAACTTTCAGAGGAAGAACTTGAACTGCTTGAGCTACTTGAACTTGACGATGAGCTACTTGAACTGCTTGACGATGAAGACGAACTACTTGAGCTTGAGGATGACGAAGACGAACTACTTGAGCTACTTGAACTTTCAGATGAGCTACTTGAACTTGACGAACTACTAAAGCTGGAGCTTGACGAAGACGAACTACTAGAACTTGAGGACGAACTGCTTGACGATGAAGAGCTACTTGAACTTTCCGATGACGAAGACGAACTACTGGAACTTGACGATGACGAAGACGAACTACTGGAACTTGACGATGAGCTACTTGAACTTGAGGACGAACTACTAGAACTTGAGGAAGAGCTACTTGACGATGAAGAGCTACTTGAACTTTCCGATGACGAAGACGAACTACTGGAACTTGACGATGAGCTACTGGAACTTGACGATGAGCTACTTGACGATGAAGAGCTACTTGACGAAGATTCGCTGGAGCTTGAACTTGACGAACTACTTGAACTTGACGATGAGCTACTTGAGCTACTTGACGAAGATTCGCTGGAGCTTGAACTTGACGAACTACTAGAACTTGACGATGAGCTACTTGAACTGCTTGACGATGATTCGCTGGAACTGGATGAAGATTCGCTGGAGCTTGAGCTTGACGAACTACTAGAACTTGACGATGAGCTACTTGAGCTACTTGACGAAGATTCGCTGGAACTGGATGAGCTTGAGCTTGAGGATGAACTACTAGAACTTGACGATGAGCTACTTGAACTTGACGATGAGCTACTTGAACTTGACGATGAGCTACTTGACGAACTGGACGAACTGCTAGAAAATGAAGAAGAACTTGAGGATGAGGATGAGCTACTTGAACTTGAGGATGAGCTACTTGACGATGAAGACGAAGACGAACTACTAGAAAATGAGGATGAGCTACTGGAGCTACTTGAACTTGAGGATGAGCTACTGGAGCTACTTGAACTTGAGGATGACGAAGACGAACTACTTGAACTTGAGGATGAGCTACTAGAAAATGAAGATGAGCTACTGGAGCTACTTGACGATGAGGACGAACTACTAGAACTTGAGGACGAACTGCTTGAGCTACTTGACGAACTGCTAGAGCTTGAGGACGAACTACTTGAGGATGAAGAGCTACTGGAACTTGACGAAGAGCTAAGTGACGATGAGGATGAACTTGACGAAGATGACCCTACAGCTAAATTCATACAGTCTATACAAAATTTGTGAAGTGTATTTCCAGGTGACGTATGTATGGTTTTAAGTACAGCCACACCACCACTAACGTAATTAGTCATTGTACTAGGTAAGTTAAATACCTTAGTCTGGTAGTTAGCATTTTGTGGGAAATCTGTAGAATCTGCCGTTACGTTATCATAAGAAAGAGTATTGTAGTTATATATTCTTAATTTTATAATATGAGCAGGATTGGCAGGATTATATCTAAATCTTATAGTAACTGTATATTGAAAAGAAGGATTCAATCCTTCAAAAGTAAAATCAGCATCAAAACCTGGAGCACCAGTACATTCATTAATACATAACACATCGTCATCAAAACAATTGCATAGAGAAATGTGATCTCCTCCGCTTATTGTACATGTGTTCATTGTAACATCTACAGGACAACCAAACGGAACAGCACTTGAAGATGACTCGCTTGAACTTGACGAAGACGAAGACGAACTACTAGATGACGAAGAAGAGCTACTTGACGATGAGGACGAACTGGACGAACTGGAACTGGACGAAGAAGAACTTGACGATGAGGATGAGCTATAGCTTGAACTGCTTGACGATGAGGATGAACTTGACGAACTGGACGAACTGGAACTGGACGAAGAAGAAGAACTTGAGGACGAACTGGACGAACTGGAACTGGACGAAGAAGAAGAACTTGAGGACGAACTGGACGAAGATTCGCTGGAACTGGAGCTTGAGCTTGAAGAGGACGAACTGGACGAAGACGAACTGCTTGAACTTGACGAACTACTAGATGACGAAGACGAACTTGACGAAGACGATTGACTAGATGAACTGGAGCTTGAGGATGAGGATTGCAGACCTATATCTTCTATAATAGTAGGAGGACATGAAGATGAAAGAGAAGAGCTTGAAGAGCTTAGAGAACTGGAGCTTGACGAAGAACTTGACGAAGATGATTCACTTGAGCTTGACGAAGATGAGCTTGTCAGAGTAACGTCATCTATAGTAGTGGGATTTAAGCATGGTTCCCTATCCCATAGACTTGCGAAAATCATATGTCTTTGAATTATTACACCACTACTTAAAGTATGACTCCATGTATATGTGCCACCACCAGATGGAACTGTTTTATAAGTTAATCCTACTGTACTGTTATCATTAGCTTCATTAAATACTTCAATTTGACTATTACTATGAGATAAATACACACCACCACTAGGTGGGGAATCTCCAATTCCTTCACTATTGATCAAATGATGTAGAATTATATGACTAAATGAGTCACCAGCACTTACTGGTACAGAATGAGAAAATGTTTGTAAACCAGCCGCTCTTTGTATTTCTATCGTTTTACTTACTTCTGGTATTCTTTGTTTAATATCCTGTAGAACTACGGCAGTTAAGTATGGTTGAACATCTGGTTCATTAGCTCCAGAAATCTGAGCGGTTATAGTATACTCTCCACCTACAGATGGTAACTGGTTTTCATAAATTGCATAAAGCTGAATATTGCTTATTCTGCTATTAGGAGCTACTGCTTCCGCACCAGATATTAAAGTCATGTCTATGCCGTTAAATTGACACGAAGCAACATAACTTCCTGTGGATGCATCTTCCCATGACACACCAGCCACAACTACTCTATTTAAAGGACATCCACAAGGTTCAGCATAGTAACCAGATGGAGGTATTGAAATGGAAGCGGATACAGAGTCAGTAGCAGTACTTCCCAGTATTCCTGCTTCCGCATGTATGTCAAGACCTTTGAAAATTCTTATCTGTACCCATCCTAAACTAGTAAACTCATTTCCGTTATACGGAGTCCAATCTATACTACTCAATCCTACTTTTGTTGTAGCAGTTTTATATTCTACTCCGATTGCTGGCCCCTCTGCCAAGGCATCATATTTGTCTAAAACGATTTGAGCAGAAGACATTGCTCCCAAAAGCCATTCCTCTGAAATAGCTGTAGCTGTAGGACACCAAAAGGTTAATGTTTCAGAATCACCCG